CAGCGACTTGCCGAGCTTGCGGCCCGTCGGGGCGACATCCACCCCGCCGAGCTGCGATGCGATGCTCTTGCCCGCACCCTTCAACTCGGGAATGAGCGAGATGTAGGCGGTCGCCAACTCAGTTGCCATCGGCCACCTCCGTGAATCCTAGTTTTCGGTTGATGTAGTCAAAATCGGTGGCTTGCAGCCTGCGCTCCACCCTCGCGCGGTCGGCGGGCGTCGGGAGCGGCTTCGGGGGCCTGCGCCCCTTCGCGCCGTCCTCAGTCGATTGCCACGCGATGACGCGGAGCGTGTGCTCGATTCGCCAGAGCAGGTATTCGGTCGTGCCCCACTCCGCCTCTGGGTTCTGGGCGCGCGCCGTCCTGCTGTCGGCGGGAAGCTGCTCCATGAGCACGGCGGCGTGGCGGCGGCTGTAGTCGGTTCCCATCCGGTCGAGATCGAGGCCGTAGTACTGCTGGAAATCGGCTCTCAGCTCGCCGCCGTACCGCTTGAGCGCAAGGGCAAGCCCGATTAGTTTTTTGCGTTGACTGCCTCGATGACCTTAGCCATGAAGACGCTCATGGCCTCGTTGGTCAGCTTGCCGTCGTGCTTGGCTCGCAGCTCGCGCTTGATGCGCGGGAAGTCGCTGCCGAAGACGAGGCGGTACATCTTCACGGCTGCGGCGGTCTTCGCGCCGTCGTCGGCGTCATCGTCGTAGAGGTCGGCGATGCACTCCGTGATCTCGAAGTCATCGAAGGCGTCCGCCGTGACCTCCACCTTGATGCCGTCCACGAGGGTCGGCTTGTCGGGCTTTGCCATGCGCTACTCCCCCGTCTCGGTGGACTCGAACCAATCGGTGTAGTAATCGCCGGCGGTCGCGTCCTTGTAGGCCGTGAAGGTGGTCTCGCGGCCGAAGAGCTCGCCCGCCTTAACCGCGAGGTCTCCCAGCTCGGTCGGCTGCGCATCGTGGATGAGTCGGCGCCAGCGGCGACCGTTCTTAAGCACGCATTCGGCGACGTAGATGGCGCGCTCGGGGTCATCGCCCTTGACGTGGACGGTGAGCTTGCCAGCCGTGTCATCCACGTTCTTCTCGCCGTACTGCACGGCCATGGTGCCCTTCTTGACCTCGGCGAGCGTCACGGTGAACGTCTCGGAGTGGGAGGACTTGGCGGAATGGACGGTCTCGCCGTTCATGTCCTTGATGTCCTCGCGGTCGGTCTCGGTGGAGAAGGTGAAGCCGTCCTCGGAGATGAAGCCGAGCACCTTGAAGGCCGCATCGAGCGATGTGGTGAGGTCGGTCGGCTTGGTCGATCCGAGCGGGGCGCGGTAGAAGTAACCGCCCGCAAGGCCGGTGCCGTCGGAGACGTTGTTGACGTCGTTCTTGGTGGCTTCGGTTTTAGCCATCTGAACCTCCAAAGAAAAAGCCCGCTCGCGCGGGCCGTCGTTAATAAGTGATTTGCACGAGCGCTTGGTAGCGCGGGGTGCCGCTTTCGATGTCATCGAATCGGTAGCCTCCCTCCAGCGTCGCGGAGCCGATGGCCCCGGTCGCGTAGCAGATGGACGGCAGCGCATCGGATAGCGCGTCGAAAAGCTCGCGCGCCCGCCTGCGGGTCGCGGCCCAGCACTGCACCGCGACGGTGGAGGTGGCGAGTGCGCCAGCGTGCGCCGTGACCGTCCCGGTCAGCTCCACGCTGTAGAACTCGGCGGGTCGCGTCTCCGGCACGTCGATGTAGACCTCTGCTGGCAACTTGCCCAGCACACGGCGGAACTCCCTCTCCACGTCCATCAGCGACCAGCCCCCAATGCCTTTATCAGCGTGTTGTGCTTGTTGTTGTTGTGGATGCCATGCGGCGAGTTGGTGTATACGATGCAGCGGGCGCGGTTCATGCCGTTCTCGGTGTTCGCGGAGAACGGCGGTTTGCGCAGCGTGTCCTCGCTCGCCATGCCGTTTGCCGCGCGCGCGATTGCCTGCCCGCGCCTGTCGAGCTCGGAGGATACCGCGCCGCTCATGAGAATCGAGCGGGCGCCCGCCGAGTTGATTCGGACCTTCGTCTTACCCATCGACCCGCTCCACCTCCACGCGCATCCACCATCGCGTCGGGCAGTTCTCGCGGCATGGCTGCGGGTCACCCATCACGCGGTACTCGCGACCATGGATGATGATGCGGCAGTCGCGCAGCGGCTTGTCGTAGCCCTTCGGGAACGCCAGCGTGTACGCCACGCGGTCGGCGTCGGGACGCGCGTTGGCCGCGTTGTCGGCCGTCGCGCCGGGACATACGAGCACGCCGTCCACGGTCTCGCGCTCGGTCGATTCGACGCGCTCGCCGTCAACATATGAGACGGTGACGCGCACGACCTCCACGGCCTGCCCGCGCAGAAGCCCGCGCATCATCGCGCACCGCCCGTGAGGTCGCAGAAGCCGATGCAGCCGCCACCGATGCCCAGCGCGTCCTTCTCCACCTGCGTGAGGTAGAGGTCGCCGTGCGGGTTGGCGAACGTGACGCTAGCGGTCATGCCTATCGCGCCCTCGCTGTACTGCGAGATTCCACCCATGTCGGCGGCCGCCATGGCGCGGTTGACCATCGCGCACGCGGTGGAGGTCAGCAGCGCCTCGGGGGCCGTGCCGCCCGGGAGCATCGAGTCGATGATTGCCGATGCGTCCTCGAGCAGCACGGTTATGCGGGCCTCGTCGGCTGGCTCGGCGGCGTATCGGGCGGCGTAGTCATCGAAGAACGCGTGTGCCGCCATTGCGAGAACCCCTTACTTAGATGCCTTGGCGCGCACGGACGCGGCTGCGGCTGCATCCCCGATGGTGCCCTTGACGATGTAGTCCTTGACCTCGGGGAAGAGCAGCATGCCGGTGAGGACGTTGGTCTCGGTGGACACGTGGTCGTAGGCGGGCGCGTGCGCGACGCCGATGAGGCCGTTCGCGGACTGGGTGTAGGTCAGGCCGCCCTGCGCGAGCTCGGCGAAGTCGATGCCGAAGATGTGGATGTTCTCGGCTGGTGTGGCGTACATCTTGCCCTTGGCGACCTGCGAGGTGAGGATGACGTCCGTCATGCCGAGGAAGTTCTCGAGGTAGGTCAGGCCGAAGACGTTCTGGGTGGTGATGGGCGCGGCGCCGAGGTATGCGGCGGCGTCCCCGCGGTTGATGAAGTGGATGATGCGGGTGGAGGCGTCGCCGTTCTTCTCCAGGGTGTCGCCGAGCTTGGCGTCGACGTTGGCGGCTGCGGCCTGCAGGCCCTTGCCCGTGGCGGTGCCGGTGCCCTTATCCAGGAAGGTGAAGAACTCCTTGATGATGTCGGCGCGGATGAGCGAGAGCATCTTGGCGTCGGTCTTGAGGACGGCGTTGGCGTAACCGGCCTTCTGGATGGCGGCGGCGGTGGTCATCTTGCGGTACGGCTTGGCCACGACCTCGCCGACGGTCTCCCACTCGGTGCCGAAGGTGGAGAGGGCAACCTCGTCGCCCTCGACGTAGGCGGTGCCGGAGGAGGAACCGGTCGAGAAGGTGCCCGTGCCGGGGAGCGTGGTGGTGGCGTCGGTCTTGGAGTTGTTCAGGGTTCCGGTGACCTTCAGCATCTTGAGCGCGGTGCCCGCGGCGATGCGCTCGACGCCGAAGATGCCCAGGATCTCGGCGAGGCGGTCGGAATCGCCCTTGAAGTTCTTGATGAACTCCTGGTCGAGGGAGGCGTTGACGGCCGCGGCCTTGGTGATGTTTGCGGGAACTGCCATGATGGTTCTCCTTAGTTGTAGAGGTCGATGTGCTCGGCTCGCGCCATGACGCGGGCGAGCGGGTCTTTGATTTGCTCGATCGAATCGGCGGTGATCGCGGGGGCTGCGTTCGCCCCGCCGTCCGTGACGGACGGGTAGAGGTTGCGGGCGGCGTAGCTCGCGGCGAGCTTGTCGGCGTTTGCGGCGATGCCGTCCTCGTCCTCGGCGCTCATCGCGGCGAGGATTTCGGCGTCCACGCCCTTCTCGGCCGCGATGCGGGAGACGGCGAGCTGCCGGTTGGCGGCCGCCAGCTCGTCTTTGAGCTTCGCGGCGTCGGCCTTGGCCTCGTCGGCTGCTGCCTGCGCGTCGGCGGTCTGCTGGGCGAGCGCGTCGTACTGCTTCGCCTTCTCGGCGTTGGCCTTGCTGCGGCCCTCCCACTTGCGGGAGGATTCGAGCAGGGCGTCGTACCTGGCTTGGAGCTCGGCGAGCGCGTCGGGCTGCGTCGGCTCGGTCTGCTGACCCTCCACCGGCTCTGAGGTAGTGGAGGTCGGCTCGGCGTTAGGCATAAAGCCCCCTTTCCTGCGCCGTGCGGCGCGTCGGTGTAGCCCGTGCGGGCATGAAAAAAGCCGCGCTGGGCGGCTCGATATGAAAAAAGCGGCTCCCGTGCGGGGACCGCCCTAGTCAACGGGTTTGGACAGCGCGTGAACCATCGCGCGCTCGCGCTCCGACAGCCGCCATTTGTGGGCTGTGGCTCGCTCTGCTGCGGCTCGCTCTGCTGCGGCTCGCTCTGCTGCGGCTCGCTCTGCTGCGGCTCGCTCGCTCAACAGAAGACCGCCGCCGAAGATTCCCTTGCCGCCCTGTGCTTCGAGCTTGCTTATGCGGATGCAATCGGAGCGCCGCACTTGGAACGGCGTGTGATGCGCCGCGAACCATTGGAGTTTCGCAGCGGTCAGCACCTCGTCGGGGTACTCGTACTTGGGCAGCTTCTTGGCCGTGCGACCCTTGATCTCGTCCATCTTCGCGTTGATGCGGTCCCCCAGCTCGGGGCACGATTCCGCCACGACGTCGCCGCCCATGTTCGTCACGAACGCCGTGCGCACGACAGCGCCGTTCTCGTACGTGATGTTCGCGTCGCAGACGATGTGCGTGAACTCGGTCGTGAGCGCACCGCTGAAGCAGGTGAGCGACGGGGCGAAGATGAAGAACCTGACGCCGTTGTCGCGGTAGAACCGCTTGATGCGCTGCAGGATGGAGAACGGCGGGTTGTCCACCACGCAGCAGCCGTCCGGGTAATCGAACGCCTCGAAGTCCCCGCCCGGGTAGAACGGCCTCACCATGTCGGCGCGGCGGACGCCGAACCGCTCGGTGACGTAATCAGCCACCACGTCGTAGATCTCCGGCGGCGTGTAGCAATCGTCCGTGGTCTTCTTCGGCTTGAATTTCTCCACGAAGCCGTCGTAGTCCTCGAACTTGAGCTTGCTTTGCGATGTTGCTGCCATGGCCCCTCCTTTTCATATGAAAAAAGCCCACCGTGCGGCGGGCAGATTTCTGAGATTGGCGCGGCGTTGCGTGTCTACCGCGCCATGCGCTTTTCGGTTCGCGCTAACACCCTCCCACGGGGCGAGATCGGCATGAAAAAGGCCCCTTGCGGGGCCGATGAGAGGTGTTTCTACGAAAGCTGCTGCTGTATGAGCTGCCGTGCGACCATGAGGCTCGTTTCCTTCGCAAGAGACAGCGAGACCTCTCCCAATGCGCCCAGCATCGACGCCTTGGCCTTATCCCATACCCTTGCAGACCTAATGGCGTCTAGGTAATCGTAGCCCTCCCAAGTAACGGAATGCAGTTTAAGCATGTACGGCGTCTTGTTTAAGCCGTCATACTTGACCGTTACGTTTATCAGGCCGTGGGCTTGCATCAGTTCGAGGTGATAGGCCATCTTTTTAGCGTCGGGCTCGATTGAGAGCAGGACGTCATCGCCGATCGGCTCGTCAGAGTTCTCAGCCGTGATCAGAATCGCGCGCACCAAATCAAGATCGCGCTTCATAGAAGTGCCCCTCCATTGCCCGTCACGCAATAACCTCGGCGATATCGCTGTGATGAATCGCGTAGGTCAGCGGCGCGCCGTCATCGAGATCGGAATGGTCATCAGGTTCGAACTCGTACGCTTCGCCATCTTTCCATATTTCAACAATAGTCCCCTCTGTTCCATCCTTAAGCCTTACGGCAGAGAATTCCTTGACCTTCACGGCACACCTCACCTCTTCCTCTTTGACACGTAGATGCTCGTGACTCCACTACTCGAAATGGACCGTGATGGCCCCGCCGTCGTTCGACCAGCGAGCGAAGCAAAAAGTATCGTCGAGGTCGTCCGGGATGTTACTCCAGTCATCCAACCAGATTCGCTCGAACCTAGCGGCATCGGACTCATCGACCAGCCACCCAGATAGGTCCTCACAGTCGATTTCGTCGGTGATGAGGTCGTGGCCCTCTCCGGCCCAGAGGAAGAACACCTTGCCGTTCGACTCGGCTGCACTTTGGACCAGATCGAAGAAGCGCATGAAGCGCTCGTCACCGGCGGTCTCAGGGTACTTGATCCCCCTAACGCCCGATGGCGTTGAGATATCGCTTATTTGACCCACCTCCCTTCATGATGGTGACGAACTCATCGTCGGCGTTGACGATGACGAGGTCATTTCCCTTTCTGAAGAAAGTGCAAGGGCCGGGCTGCCCGCGCCAGTCTCCGGTGTCAACGTCCTCCGCTTCATCAATTATACCACTGATTACCTGCTCAAATGCATCTCTGTCAGCTGGACTCGACGGGTCAAGCCCCCATTCGGCGGCATGCTTCCTCGCCTTCTTGCCGAATTGGGCCTTGGTGAGCTTTACGTTGGCAGAGCGTCTGTCGGTCGCCCTTGCAGCCCCGATGGACCGTCCTTGGCCGTCTGATGACGCGCTGTGTCCGCGTATGACTTCCATCTGCTCGCCGAGCACCTTGCGTCGTGCACTGCGGCCGTATTCCCCGATTAGACGCACGCCCTCGCTGCCCGGGTCGATGCCGTAATACGGGAACTCCGACTTAACGAACTCCATGCGCTCGAACAGGTCCTCGTAATCCTTCGCGGCATACAGGTAATCTCTTATCTCACCGTAGGATTTGAGCTTGACCTTGCCCTCGCGCACACTCCTGGCCCAGAGCGAGGCATGGGTGGTCGGCTTCCCGCCCTTGGAGTTCCCACCCTTCGCTGCCGCCCTCGCGCACCGATCGCGGAACGCCGGGTCCCGGTAGAAATCGAGGTACTGGTCGTACAGCTCGTCCGGGTCGTAGCCCTCCACCGTCGTATCGGTGGACGCGTAACGCGACGGGCCGACGTTCACGGCGTCCCAGAACGGCACGATTCTGCAATCGCAGTTCGAGTGGAAGTGACCGTTGGCGCCCGCCGAATCACGCGATGTGTAGACGGGACCGCGCGATGCGAGCATGATGCAGAAACGGCACGTCTCGGAGCCTGATGGCACGCGGGCGAACCTCGGCTTACGCTTGTCGCGCCCGCCGTTGTACTTGGCTGAGTTCGCCGCCGCGCATTTGAGCTCGTAGTCGATTCGGTCGAGGCACTTGCGGTTGAACATGCCGTACTTACCCTCAACGGCGTCTTTGACGAACGCCCTGACCGTGCCATCGGTCGCCTTCGGGTCAAGACCGCTGTGTGCAACCGCGCCCATTTGCTCGCCGACAGATGCGGTGCGCACGGCGTCGTAGAAATCCGCCGCCGCCTGGGCCGAAGCCGCGCCGTACTCTGACAGAACCATCTGCATGACCTGCACGACGGCATCGCGGCACTCTGGCACGTCTCGCCAATCGAGCTTTTCGAGCACCCGCATGACCTTTGCCTTGGCGTCGGCGCTGATGCCGTTGATTTCCTTCGTCAGGTAGTCGAGCGCGGCGCGCGGAATCTGCGCCATGGCCTAGCCCTCCACCGTCTCTGAGGCGGTGGAGGCGGGCTTGGCCCCGCCCATGATGGCGAGCAGGGCGCGCTGGTTCTCGCCCGCCTTGAGCTGCGATGCGATGCTCTCCACCTCACTCGGCGTGAAGCCCTGCCCGCGCAGGAACTCGCGCGTCTGGGCGAAGCCGTCCAGCACGCCCGCGATCTTCACGTAGGCGTCGGCGGTGGAGGCGAGAGACGGCCGCATGGGATTCTTGAAATCGGGCATGACGGTCAGCTGCTCGTCGGTGAGCTGGTCGAGCGTCTTGTTCTCCGCGACGGCCATGGCCATGAGCGCGACGTTCCGCATGCTCTCGCGGTTCGTCTCGATGCAGTCCTCCGCCGCGACGCATATGTCCTCGCGCTGGGCCGCGATGGCCTCGGCGCTCGCGGGGTTGTCCTGCACGATGCCGAGGGAGTTGAGCGGCACACCCGTGGCCCCGCTGAACAGCTTGGCGTACGTGGCGATGGAGTCGATGTAGGGCTGCGGGCTGGCCGCCTGGATGCGGCGGTAGTCGGGGACGTTGCCATCCTTGTCACGGGTCGCCTTGAACAGCGACGTCGCCATGACGCTGAAGTTCTCGCCCTCCATCTGCTTGAACTGACCCTCGGTGAGCCCCATGAGAACGTCCTTGGGCGTGGCGTAGAGCGCTCCGCTCACGGCCATGTAGCGCAGCGTGCGCTGAACCTCGTCCACGTAGTAGCGCACGGCGGGCGTGATGCGGGACTGCCCGAAGGGCTTTGTGCCCGTGGGTCGGAAGCAGAACGCCTCCATCATCGGGCGGTCGAGCGGCGTGGGGTTGCTCACAGCCGCCCACCTGCCGCACTCGTGCTGCGTGAGCACCACGACGCGGCGCGGGAGGTGGAGGTTGACCCGCACCGGCACGGGCGCGGACTGACTCCACTTCGTGCGGCGCGAGTCGGCGATTACGAAGCCCGCCGCGATGCGCTGCGCGGCCACGTCCCAGATGGCGGCGGCGGTCTCGGCGGTGTGCGTGCGGACCGCGACGGCGTTGCCGATGCGCTGGACGGTCGCGAACATGCAGCCGTGCACCAGCTCGGATGCGACGTGGCGGTTGAAACCCGCGCTCAGGCCGTTCGCGCGCTCGATTTTGTCGAGCGCTGCGTCCTTGTAATCACCCGCGAAGGTGAAGCCGCTCATGCGGACGCGCTCGGACACGCTGGTGACGGCCTTCGCGGCCCAGTCGCAGCGCGCCGGAACGTCCACCGTGTCGGGAATGTTGTTGATGCCGATGGAGGGAGTCGGCTGCTTCGCCTCATAGTACTGTTCGAGCAGGCGGTTCTTCGCAGCCCGCTTGGCGTACACCTCCACCAGCTGCTCCAGCGCGGTCTTGGCCTCGGCGTCGAGACCCGCCGCGTTGACGATGTTGTTAAGCTCTACCATCCCAGCAGAAGCTCCCTTCGCTGATCTCTGGTCGTTGTCATCGCGCCCCAGTAGGCGAGCGCTGCGGACTCGATGAGGCAGGCGTCGGCGGTGTCGGTGGAGTCGAAGCCCCAGCCGCCGCCCGTGCCGATGCGCCGCTTGGTGCATTGGGTCGCGGAGTCGTTCAGCGCGTCTTGGCCGAAGTGCTCCACCGCGCCCTCCTTCACGTCGTTGGCGATGCGCGAGAACGCCGCGATGGCGTCGGATGTCTTGGGCCGCAGTATCTCGCTCGACGGCACGCCGCCCTCGTCCATCAGGCGGTCGTGTAGGTTCTGGGCGTTGCCCTGGCCGTCGATGACGATGAGCGCGACGTCGTCCTGACGCTCTGACAGCCAGTGCACGAGCCATGTGATGCCATCGCCCAATGTGAAGTGCCGTATGACCTCCACGTAGCCGGGTCCGGTGTCCGGGCGGACCGCCACGGACAGGCACCCGGTCGCGCCGTCCGGCGAGAATTTGACGGCGAACACCTTCACGCCGTCCTGCGGCGGGGCTGCGGTCGCTGCCTTCGCCCACGCGGCTGCGCTGATGGGCTTCTCGGCCTTGCCAACGGTCTCTGGGTACCACCCCAGGTGCTCCATCGCGAACTTCTCGCGTGTCATGGACTTGGAGTCTTTTAGCAGGGCGCTTTCGAGCAGCTGGTACCCGAGCGACGGGTTCGTCGCGAACCATAGGTCGCGGTCGCTCACGTCCTCGGGAAGTTCCGGGACTCCCCACTCGTGCATGCAGAAGCCGCGCTCGGGCGATTCGTGAATCATCTTCCGCAGGCGCGTGAAGACCTCGCCCGCGTTGACGCGTTTCGGGTCGGGCACGGTGCCCATGAGAATCGTCTGCGGCGATCCGTGCGGCGCGGCGGAGTTGAGCGGGGACAGCGCGGCGTCCTGCTCGTCGGTGTAGTCCTGGGCCTCGTCCACCACGACGAGGTCAAAAGTTCCTCCGCGCCCCATCTGGGTCGAGCTGCCTCGCGTGCGGAACTCGATATGCGCGCCGTTCGTGAGGTCGAGCACCATCTGGTTCGCGCTCGTCGTGTATTTGTCGATCAAGCGGTTCAGCTCGGGGAACCTAGCCCGAGGGTCGTTCTTGCAATCGCCGAACTTGGCGCGCAGGCGGTCGAACGCCTTCTTTGCGGTCTGGTACTCCTGCGCCGTGTGAAGGATCCACTCGCCGCGCTTCACCAGCCCCCACGTCTCGCGCGGGTCGCACACTCCCGTCTTGCCGTTCTGGCGCGGAACCTCGAGGATGCACAGAGAGTTGAGCAGCCTGCCGTCATCGTCCAGCGCGAGCCAGTCGTTGAGGATCGACGCCTGCCACGGGTGCGGCGGCATGCCGTAGACACGGGACAGCTCCACCGCCTGCCTGCCCTCGGTGCGGTCGTAGCTGTCGCACCACGAGTAGGTCGGGGTCTGGCGACCGCGCCTAGCCATCCGCGCCGCCGTTCAGAATCTGGTCGAGCGGCGTCGCGCCGGACTTCGCGGCCTCCGCGTCCTCGATCGCCTTCAGGCGGTCCATCGCCTCGAACATCCCAGAGGCAAGCGGCTTGATGTCGCGCCCGCTGTCCGTCATGTCGAGCACGCGGGCGTACTTGCGGACCACCTCGCGCGTCACGGCGAGCTCGTCGCCGCCCCTCCACGCCTCCTCTATGGTGGTGGAGGAATCCGAGAGCGGTCTGTTCTTGGGCATCTGCCGCCTCCTTATTGTGGTTTTTAGGGTCCAGGTGTGCCGCTGCTATGCCCCCGGGGTCAGGCCTGACCCATGGGGAGGGGTGGCCCCCTACCATCTGCGCGAGGTCGGCATGTCCGCCGTCTTGCGCGAGACCGCCTTCGCCCCCTTCGCCGCCGAGCGCGCGAACAGCACGAACTCGGCGGGCGACCTCCACGCCCCGAACGCGGCGCGCGCGGCGGTCGCGATGGACTGCACGCGGCCCACGGGCTTGTCCCCTCGCCACTGGTTGCAGCAGCGGTGGGCGGCGCGGACGTTCGCGGGGTCTATGGCGCTGCCGCCCTTGGAGATGGGAACGATCTCGTCCAGTTCGAGCGCGTACGGGTGGCGCGCCGGGTAGGTCGGCGAGATGGGAAGTCCGCACATCCAGCAGCGCTGGGGCTGCGACGCCATGCGCTTGCGGAGCGCCGTGCGCGCCGAGTAGTTCGCGTAACGCGGATTGCTCGACGGCATTCGGTCACCCCGATCAGGTTGTCATTGTGGAATGGGCGGCGGCGCGGGACAGACCAAGAAGGAGGTGTCCATGCGTTGCACGAGAAAGGAGGAGAGAGCGTTGCGCACCCGCGCTTCGCCGCCACGTTATTTATATCGCGGATTGAGCCTGCAGAGGCCTGCATTAACCTGCAAATAACTGCGATGAGCTGCAGAGACCTGCAGAAGTCTGCAGTCGCGGCAAAGGAAAAGCCCCGGGCGCGGGTGATTGCGCTCGGGGCGGTGAAATGCCGACGGGTGCGGCGATGATGATAATACGTTAGATGCTTCTAAGTGTTTCAGAACAGCGCCGCCTGACCCACTCCCTCGCGCGCGGCGGCGACGCCGACCAGCTCCACCCAATCGAGCGCGGCGTCATGGTCCGCATGGGCCTGCCGTTCGGATATGCACATGGAGTTCGACAGCCTGCGCCAGTCCTCGTCCTCGCAGTAGCGCAGTTCCAGCACATCGCCCCATCGGCTGCACGGATTCGCCGCGCGTATGCCCGAGCACACGGCGCGGGCGTCCTCCACGATCGCGCGGAGCTCGGCGACCTCGGACGCGATTCGCGCCTCGGCGTCCATACGCGCGTCCGTCATGCGCATAACGTCGTGATCCCCGCCGTACGACTTGCCGATCGCGTCGTAGCGCTGGGCGCGGACACCCTCGCGCGACCGCATGGCCTCGACGCGGGCGAGGCACCCGTCGATTCTGCGTTGCGCGGCCCGCGCGTTCTCGAAGTACTCCCGTGCAGTCATGCTCCCCCTCACATGTCTTTAGCAGGTCTTTTATTATACGCCTTGTAAGTGAAGCGCTTTAATTTGCGCACATGGGAAAAGCCCGCGACGGAAGGACCGCCGCGGGCGTTAATCACCAGATCGCGTCCCTCAGTTCGCATGCGAGCCAGAATTTGAACGCGCAAAGCCGCGCGTCATCCTTGGACATCGGCTCGTCGCCGTAGCTCTCCACCAGTTTCGCCGTATTCTCATGCAACTCGTCGGCGATTCGGGACACGGCCCCCAGCCTCGTCTTGAGCGCCGCCAGCTCGCGCTCCAGCTCGCGGTTACGGTCTATGAGCGAGAGGTTGTCGGCGATGACTTGCTCGTTAAGCATCGCCGTCGCCTTTCTCAACCGTCACGTACAGGGTGTCCCCGACCTCCAGGCCTTCGAAGACGGCCCACGGAAAACAGGCCCTCACGTGGTTGCCGTCTGCTGTCACGTACACGATGCACTCGTCTTCGGGGAGGAGAGACACCGACTTGACGATCATCTGTTCTCTGAACATGACTGTCATTGGTCCACCACCCTCGCCCCGCAGTTCGGGCGGTACGCCTCGAAGGCGATCATCGCCGTGGCCCTCGGGCCGAACGCGACGGCCATGAGGGCGAAGCCCGCCACGGTCTCGATGAGGTCCGCGGCGCGGCGCTTAATCCCCATAACGGCCCCTCTCACGGTTGCGCTCCTCGCACGCGGCGAGGTACGGCGTGAGGTCGGTCACTCCGAGCGCGGCCGCGAGGTTGCAGCACGCGGTGACGGTGTCGGCGATCTCGGCGAAAAGCGACTCGCGTGCAGCATGCACCCGCTTCTCGCTGGTCCCTTCGACGGCATCCCAAAGCACCTGCCACGCTCCGAAGACCTCGGCGGCCTCCTCGAGCACCTTCAGGGCCTGCTCCTTGGTCGGCTCGACGCGTGGGAACGCGCGGACGCCGCCGAGCTTGATGTATGTCATTCGGACACCTCCGAAGGTCTTGCCAGAATGTCGTAAAGAGCATCGGCGCACATCGCTGGGAAGTCGTCTTTGATCGCCTTGTTCATCGCCGAGCGGAGCATCGCATCTATCTCGGGCCGCATCTTCTCGGCCTCCTCGTCGATGACCCTCTGGACGTGCGTCAGCTCGTACTTGCCGGTGTTGAAGTCGTGCACCTTCCCTATGAGCTGATACGGTTGGAGCCTGACGATCGTCTTGTGCACGGCGTTGCGAATCGCCCCGTGCGTGTCCTCGCCCATCTCCTCGATGCTCCGCCAGAAGACGTCCGACGCCACTTTCCTGATGAAGTCGCGGTATCTATGAACCCCGAAGTAATCGTTGACCTCTCTGGTCACATACTCCTCGACGGCGTATCTGATTTCATCTTTCAGTTCGTCCCTGCTGAGGTACTCGCCGACCTCGACATCTATCTTCAATTCCATTTAGGACACCTCCTCGATCAAAAAGTCGATGCACTGCCTGCACTTCCTCAGGTCCTCCAAGCCGTTCTTGCGCGTCCATCGCCACAGGTACTTGAACGCGCAGCCCCACCAGTACGACGCCATCGGGGAGAGCCCGCTGCCGGCCATCGCCGATTTCAGCGCGTCCTTGGCCTCGATGCCGCCGCCCGCGTAGTGGGACGGGTGCGACACGGCGTCGCTTTCCTGTCGCGACAATGTCGTTCCGCTCACTTCGCCCTCCTGTTCCATCTCTCGACCGCCGCCTCGATGGCGAGGTCGCGCGTCACGTCGCGCCCTGTGGGGTCGTACGTGGCGGTCTGGTAGTCGCGCGTCGTGGACACGTGGCAGATGGGGCACACGACACGCGCGTCCACGTCCGGCTTGTAGATGCTCCACGTCTGGATGTACGGACCCTTGCGCGCGTCCGCCTTCGGGCCGCACCACGGGCACGGCGCCATGCCGTCCACGCGGACGTTCTGGCCGTCGTCGTAGGTGATGTGCAGCCCGCCCGGCGTCATGCGGTCGCGGGCGAACTCCACCTCGGGGTCGATGCCGCCCATCAGCGCACCCCCGCGAACTCGACCCACGAGCGCACGTCCAGCATCTCGATGCCGCACGCCCTCGCCACCTCGTACTCGGTGCGCGCCCCCTCGGAGCCGATCCACCCGTCCAGCAGCGCCACGCCGTCGGCGTTGTCCAGCATGTTGTGCAGGCTCATGCGCATGGCCCTCTCGCGCGTGGCGTCCTCCGGGATGAAGTCGTGCGGGATGCGCGCGTTGTATCCCGCCGCGACCAGCTCGGCGCGCGCCTCGGCGAACGCCTCGCGGTTGAGGCCGGGCTTCCCCGTCACCGGGCCGATCACGTAGAGGTTCATCGTTCCACCCCCGCGAGTTTCTTGGCGCGGCGGATGAGGTCGATGGCGCATCCTCGTTCTTCATCGGCTGCGTAACGGAACGTAAACCCCATGCAGCTCTTGTACTTTCCACGGCACACAGCGGAAACGTTTGACGCGCTGGCACCAATTGCGCGAGCAGCATCATGGATGCTATCGAAATACTCTCCGTCATCGCGTATTACAGGCCTCTTGTGGTTATCGGCAGCGATTCTCGTGGTGTCATCAAGGTGAGCCATGCGTTTCGGAGTGTGAAGTAGGCCGTTTTCTGATGCATGTTCCATGTTCTGCTTGCGTGTACACCATTCAAGGTTTTCCGCGCGATTGTCCGTCTTGTCGCCATTGATATGGTTGACCTCGGGGAGACGATCATCGTTCGGGACAAAGGCCGCGGCGACTAATCGATGAACAAGCCTGTTGTGCTTGGTTTTACCGTTACGTAGAGAGACTGAATAGTAGCCGTTCCGGCATTTAAAAGGCCGTATTTCAGAAGCGCTTTTAAGGCTCAGGACTCTACCGGCATTACTCACCATATATCCGTTCGAGTATCCAGGTACAAAGACAAAAACCTCGTGTTCCATCATTTCCACCTCCCCGCGCTGACAATGGCATCAATTCGTTTCGCCATATCCTCGCCAATTTCATAAACGACAGATTCCCTTGTTTCATATGCCGGGCGGGTGTGGGTTACTGTTTTCGGGAAAAGCCCGCTGCCCATCTCCTCAACCATCACGATCGTGTCGCCGTCGCAGTTCTTCGCAAAGCGCGAAACCGTGAAGCCGGTGTCGCCGTATATCCGCGGCGCGTACACCGTATCGCCGACCTCGATCTCCACCCCGTCGGCGTCAAACACCTTCGGCGCGGTGCGCTTGAGCGACTTATAATCCTCGATGCGAAGCCACTTCTCATGGTCGACACCAACGACCGACAAGAACGCAGGGCCGGAGCGGTATAGCTTGAAACCCTGTACCGTCTTTATGGCTCCATCGTTGTCGATAGAATCACCGAACCACACCGCCTCGCCGTCCTCGAAGCGAGGCCACATGTCGAGGATGCGCCGCTCCCTCTCGGTGAGCCTGCACTTGCCCGTGTCCGCCGACTCGGCCATCGCGGCGCACACTGAGCGAGATTTTCTCTCGTTGCGCGCGTCGAAATCCTTGGTCATCTCCATTCCTCCCATCTGTCGCAGGTGTCGGCCTGCATGTCCACACGGCAGAGGTCCATGAAGTCCAGCGCCGCGCACCAGTCGCCGTAATCGCCCGGCGAGCCGACCAGCCTCAGCTCGCACAACCCCATGTCGCAGCACTCCTCGATGCAATGACTGCACCACATGCACACCCGGTCGCCGTCCGGCTCCCCGTGCGCTTCGTCCACCATCTCGCCCGTGCAGTTGTCGGGCAGGTTGAAATCTCCCATGTTCCTCCTCTCCGCGCGGCACCCCGGGCAAAGCCTGCTCCACGGTCGCCCGTGGTAGAGCTGCCCGCAAGCCGCGCACCTCCTAGCCCTGTGCGGCACGCCCGCGCTCCATTCGGATGATCTGCCGGACGTAGTGCTCGCATATGCCCGTCCGCTCCGCGATCTGTGCCGCCGTGAGCTTGTAGAGCTTGCGCGCCAACTCGTGCGCCCGCTCCACGCACAGCTTGCGATATTCGTTCATTTTTCGACCCCCTTCACACCGCATAATCTGACACCCTCCGCGAAGCCCTCCGCGTACACGGTCTCGCGCTCCGACGACTCCAGCCTCCTGCCGTCCTCGAGGCCCTTGGCGTACCCCGCCTTGCGCCCGCTCTCGAACGCCTTGCGGCGCGCGGACTCCACCTGCCGGCGCAGCTCGGCCGTGCGCTCGCGCTCCGCGTCCTCCCCCGCCTTGACGGCGCGGTGGCCGTGGTTCAGCGCGTCCATGAGGTCCTGCAGGCTTTCCGCGATGATCTGCGGCGCGTCCATCACAGCCCCCATATCATCCGGGCGACGAACGCGAGCATGAGCACCGCGCCGCCGATGAAGATGAGCGCGGTGACCGCCGCCGCGATGAGGAAGACGATCTTGTCTTTGAGGTCGCTCACAGCTCCACCTCTTTGAATCGGTCGGCGAGCGCATCCAGCTCGGCGTGAACCTCCTCCAGACGCGCCAGCACGTCGCGGGCGTCCCCGCATTCGGCCACGTCGGCCTCCGAGAAGCCGATAACGCGGCGAATGGCCGCCGTCAGGTCGTTCGGGTAACATTCGAGCGGTTTGAGCGCCCTTCCGTCCTCCGATTCGCGGTACTTGCTCCTCGAGTTGTCGAAACCCTCCGGCATGACCCTGTAGAGCTGATAGCACCATTGGTTCGAGCGCATGATCTCGTAATCTCCGAAGCGCATGCCAGTTGCTCCTTTCTGATTCGGTTGTATTTGCTGTTTTAAGGGGTCGAGACGGCGATACAGGCCTTTTGGGCGCACCGCCCTAGCAAGTAGGCCAGCACGGCCCTCCGACCCTCCACGATTCTCAGCCGAGCTTGACGCCCGTCCGCTTGTCCTGCATGGCCACGGTCACCCACACGCCGTCGTGCTTGGCGAGCGCGTAGAAGATGCGCCGCAGGTCGAGCATGCGGTCCATCGCCGCCTCCTCGTCCTGCGTGCGAGCGACCGCTCGGTACGCGGTGGGGTCGGGCGCGCCGCTGGAGTTGCGGTAGCCCGTGGGGTCCTCGTACATGGGGCCTCCCTTGATTCGGTTGTTAGATGGGTGGTTGCGTAGCGCTTCCTCGCGCGCGCGTTTTCTTTTATCTTTTACTCTTCTTTTTTTCTTTAGAAGTTAAAGATTGGAGACGATTCACGTGCTACTGCGCTACACATAGACGTTTACCTGCTATAACATGCGTAGCAGATAGTTTTCAGAAGCGCTACGGTAGCACTTTTATCTGCTACGCCTATGCCGTTTTCGACTCTATGACGAACGTCCGGCAGTTCTTTCCGTTATGACGGCGCTGTTTTATCGCGATTTGCACGTTTATCTGTTGCAAGGTATTACGGTCGGCGTAAAGCGCCTGAATGTTCGTCATCCTGCTAGAGAACGTGCGCAATGAGCAGGGGTTTCTCTCTCCCGAATCGCTGCACCAGTCGGCGTATCGCTTGAACACCGTAGAGGTAGGCGTAGCATTCACGTCATCGCCAGTGATGCACTCCTCGAATATCCAGCGCGTGACCGAATCGTTGTCCTGCTTGACCTCCTCCACCTCCGCCATCATGTCAGGGATCGGGGTGAGCGATCCGCGCTTTATCAGTTCACCGAGCGCCATGAGGCCTAGCAGCGCGCCGCGCTCCATAACCTCTGGCTTCGCGAGCTTGGCGGCGATGTTCGGGTCGTAGCCGTCAGTTCCGGGGCTGAAGCGCCTGCGGAACGGTATGAAAGCGAGGCGCCTGAACACGCCGTCTGTGGTGTCCTGGAGGCGCGGCACGGCATTCATCGAGAACACCATGGACGCGCTGGGCCTGAACTCGAAGCCCTCGCCGTTCTTCACGTCGGTGTAGATCGCGTCGCCAGTCACCAACTTTTTGAACATGCTCAGCTCGTCGCCGCGCAGGAATCCATCGGGGATGTCATCGCCGAGATTCGCCAATTTACCGACAACGCGCCCCGCTTGGAATCTCTGCCCCAAAGTTGCGATGTCGAGCGATGACACGTTCTCGGTCCCGAGAATCGAGCGCAGCCAATTCAGGAATGTCGACTTGCCGTTGCTCGCCTTGCCGCTCGCGCCGCCCGCCCTGCCTATGAGCATCGGCGATTGGCTGAGCACGCGACGCGAGCACATGCAGGCGCCGATGACCTCCTTCATGGCTTGCAGCGTGTCGGGGTCGTTGTCCGCGACCGACTCAAGGAACTCGTCGGCCTCGTTGCGCGGAGCATCCATGTTCAGCTCGACAGGCAGCGTCGCGATTATGAACATGGATGGGGTCGGCTCTACCACCGTGTCGTTGAGCACGTCGTAGGTGCAGTTCGAGAACTGGACGTAATAGCCGCCGTCGAACGCGTTGTCGCTGGTCACGCACGGGGCCTTGTCCATGATGTAGCTCACGACCTCTGCCTTGTCCTGCTTCTTCGCGTCGTCGGCGAGTTCGAGCGTGCAGCGGTTGATGGCCCTCGCACCGAACTCCCAGCGCCGTCCGGTCCACACGGCGGGAGCGCCGTCGATGATCTGAGCCAGGTTGTTCTTAATCACGAGCTTCGCCAGCTCGTTTGTCTTGATGCCTCCCTTCGGGCCGCGCGGCAACATTCCACCGCCAGGCTTGCCGGGCGCGCCGACCTTGCGTCCGTCATCGGAGTCGTTCACCCCGCCGCCGCGCTCGTACTTGCAGGCGCTCCTCACGATGCGCTGGATGTCGCGCGAGTCCATCGGCGGCTCGCAGCGCTGGAAGTTGACGCCGAACACCGTGGCCATGATCTCCTCGTCCGAGCGCCCCACGCTGCGGAGGTGGCTCGCGTAGCGGAAAAGCGTCTTGTCGCGCTCGCCGGACTTTATCTTTTCGGGGAGCCTGAACTTGCCGTTTTCTTTGCGTGTGCCGTCCTCCCCGCCGTTGCGCTGCACGTAGTCGAGGAAGTCGAGCACGTTGCCGTCGGCGGTGGCCATCTCGCACTCCCAAGGCGAGCACCACCATTCGTAGGCATTGCCGTTGGGATGGATGGAGCCGGGCGCGACGACGAACGAGCCGTCGCATCGAACGTCGACGCCGAGCTCCTGGTTGGAGGTCGGCTTGATGTTGTTGCGGTCTGTGCGGAAGAAGTAGTGCTTGCCGCCGCTTCCGGTGATGGCCTCGGCGGTCTCGGGAAGCTCGCCGTGCTCCATCTCCCATTGCTTGAGCGTCTCCAGGCCGTTCTTCGCCTCGCTCACGTCAAAGTCGAGCACGAGCAGCCCGCCCGAAGGCGCGCCGCACGTTATGCCGATGTTGTCGTTCGGGTGCGCGCCCCAGTGGTTGATGACGTGCTCTGGGTTGTCCGTCCAATCGTTCAGGCCGTGCGGGGTGTTCGGCACCTTCGAGCGCGGCCTGCACGGGAACACCGCGAAACCGGCCCGCACGTATGCGAGCGCCGCGCGGCCCAGCTCCGACAGCTGCTCCTCCTTGGTCATGTATGGTCGACTCCTAACAGCTCGCATATCCGGCGGGCCGTGTCCCGCTTAGAGCAGAACTCGAACCGCACGCCGTGGTCCTCCTCGAGCTTGCCGATGATGCGCGCCACGGTCGGGCCGTTCATCGGCTTGCTTCTGTACTTCTTGCATCCCTTGTCGCGAAGCGGGTTGCACCTGCGGCAGCGTCGGCAGACGTAGCTGACCCAGCCGTGCAGCTTCGAGCGGTCGTTGTACTCCGGGTGCTCCTCGACGAGGATGATGAGGCGGTAGCCCTCCGCCCTCGCCCTGTCGCACTCGCGGACGAACCGCGCGTGGTCGCGCCCGATGTTGCCCGCGACCTCCTGCACGTCCTGCTTTGAATCAATCGAGATGTTCGAGCCCTCCAGCATGTAGTCGCCGAAGGGCAGCGCGGCGGCGCGCGGAGCGAAATCGACCCCGTGCGCCGCCATCCACTTCTCGATGTTGTTGTGCTTGCGCGCCTGCTGCCTAGTGTCCTCGACGATCATTAGTCGAACGGGATCGCGCCGTTATAGACATCCGCCGCCACCGGAGCAGAGGTGGAGGGTGCGGGCGTCGAGCCGCCGTTCAGCTTCTTGATCTCGCGGGCCTTGATCTTGCCGTCGCGAACGTCCTGCGCGGGAACGACCTGGCACACGTTCAGGCGGGTCTTCACCTCACCCATGTACTCGTACTCCTCTTCTTGCAGATTGAGACCGACGAGGCGCCCGGCGAACATATCGAGGCGGCCTGCGTCCCACGCCGCGAACGGGTCGAAGCCGGGATTGCTCGCCTGTATGGCCTCGAGACGGCCCTTCAGCATGCCGAGCGCCGTGTCCTTGTAGCTCATGAAGAAGTGGTGGGCGTAGAGGTGGTTCTTGCCCCAATCGTCGCTGTAGTAGCTCGCGTGCTCGCCCTCGGCGATGTCGAACACGACCTCGACGTACTCCTTGTCCGCCTTGTCGATCGCATTTACAACCTTGGCGATATACGGGCCTGCTGGCAGGCGGTTGAAACCGCCGTCCGTGGACGCCTCGACGGTTCCCCAGTTAACGTTTGTGCGCATCTGCGCTCCTTTCCGCTGCTTCTCGCAGCTTGAATTCGAACAGGCGGTCGCGCTTGTCGTAGCAATGCGGCACCTCGCCGCACGCCGCGCGCAAGGCGTCGAACGTCCTGTCGGCGGCGACGTCCTCGTCGCAGCCTTGGTTGGTGAGTTGCGTGAATCTGTCCTCGCACATGCAGACCATGACGACCAGCGAGGACGGGCTAATCATCGGAGCCGATGTACTCATGGATCCCGTCGTTAACGAGCTTCAGGTCGTTCGGCAGCTTTGCTTCCTCGAAGATGCCGCAGCACTTCGCCGGCGGCTTGCCGTCCACGATGAACACGTGCTCGCCGTCCACGACTTCGCAGAGGATACAGACGTTGACCATGCCCAGCAGGTCAATCTTCTCGTTGACCATCTTGCCGAGCAGCTTCGGGATGATGTTGTTGAACGCGTCGGAGTCTGTGTGCATCGTTATATAGACCACGACGTCCTGCGGCAAGTCGTTGACGAACTCCACCGTGTTGTACACCTCCGCGGCGATTGCCTTGTAGATGGCGTACTGGTCCTTGTCGTTGATGCGGTGGATGAACAGGTCGGTCACGCAGTACCCGAAGTCGTCCACCACCACAGTGTTGTAGCGCTTGGCGTACTCGCCGATGATTCCGCGCAGCTGGCCGAAGTCCTTTGTTCGGGCGAACTTCTTGCCCCCGCGGAACGGGAGCATGGTCTTCTCGCACTCGATGAGGCCGTAGGAATCCTTCGGCAGGTTGCGCAGCGAATACGTCTTGCCCGAGCCGGACGGTCCGAGGATCAGAACAGGCACGCCCATCACTCCACCTCGCAATCGCATCGCTCGGCGGACGGTTCGCTACCTATGGAGTCGAGTCGCACCGGAACCATCCCGCCGAGCTCCTTGATGCTGAGCTTCAGGCGGTTGATGTACTCGCCGTCGCTTTCGCGCTCGTTGCGGGCCTTGTGCTCCAGCAGCTCGCGGTACTCGGCGAGCGTGACCGTGACGGTCAACTCGTCCTCCCCCTTGTAGTCATACGGGTCGAGCCACTTCGACATCTACTCCACCTCCCCGCCGAGCAGCCCCGCGACCGCAGACGGCAGCTCCCCCGCCATCGCGCGGGCGACCTTCAGTCCGTCGACCTTGAGCATCGTGCCCTTGTAGTGCTTCGGCTCGTCGACCTCCACCATCGCGCATCCGTCCGGCAGGAAGCCGTAGTCCATCGCGGCATCGACGACCGCCTTCTGGCAGCTCGCGCCGCATATGATGGTTGAGAGCACGTCCGCGCCCTCGTCCGTGGTGCGCAGCCATTCGACCAGCTTCTTGGTGTCTGTCACGCGCATCTCCACGCCCTGCTTGGGCTTGGTGAAGGTCAGCGACAGCGTGCCGACCTCCTGCTCATGCAGCTTGAGCTTCACGCGGTCGGCGCCCGTGGTCTCGTACAGCGCGATCATGCTGTCGTCGATCTCGGTGCGCAGGTTCGCCCCGCCCTTGGGCCGCGTCGTTATCCGCTCGTTCGCCGCGTCGGCGATGGCCTTCCACAGCGCGAGCTCCTGCATCTCCGTGAATTGCATGTGTCCTCCTCCTCGTTAGTAGATGAACGCCTGCCCGAACAGGACGCCGAGCCTTATGAGCGCGACGGCGAGCAGGTACGAGCCGCAGATTCCCGCCGCCGCGAGCGACAGCGCTGCCAGCTCCTGAACCCGTGCATCCATATCTCGTCCTCGGCGAGCCTGCGGAGTTCGCGCACAATCGACGCGGACAGCGGAGCCGCGACGCGCGCGGCCCTCTTCATGTCGTACAATCAAGACGACCTCCTTTTTGTTTGGCTTGGGTTGGTCATTTGCCCTTGTGCGTGCTGCAACACGCATGAGGGCTTTCTCTTCTGCTTGCGGAGCGCATTGGCCTTCCGGCTTATCGCGTGCGCCCCCGGCGCTATCCGTGCATTCTCAGGCCCCACGGCGGGCGCGGCTGCCGGGAGCGGTCGCCCCCCCCCCCCCCCGCCCGCGCCGTTCCC